CTTGCCTCTTGCCTCTTGCCCATCTCTGAATCTCCGTTCCCTCCGTTATCTCCTGTAAAAATTTCCGGCATCACTCCCCGATCACCGGCTCCACATCAGGCTCGATCACCCTGACACGATTCTTGTGCAGAAAACGTGTCAGTTTCTTTGCCAAACTCGCCACGATCACCTCGGGCAGCAGCCACTCCCATTCATGCAGAAATTCATGAATCAGGATCTCTAAATGCGGTTTCCCCTTCAGCCTCTCATCTATCTCAATCGTTCCCGCCCCATCGGCCTGCCCTAATGCACGGTGCCGCCCCAGCTTCCGTCGTATCACCGTGATCGTCCGGCTCATCTCTCCATTCCCTCCGTTTTCTCCTGTTCAAATTCAGGCTCAAATCCCGCAATCTGCGCCCCGCATTTCGCATAGCCGATGATGTCCACAAAGTTGTCCCTTTTGGGCCGATGCACCGACCGCGCAATCTTCAGCACGATCATCATCATCGCCGCATCCAGTGAGGAGATCGGCGCATCTTTCACCGCACGCGCATTCAGATACCAGTTCCACCCATCCGCGATACGTTCATGGTTCGCCGTCGCCGTCCCATAATCCCGCCGCCGGTCTCCACTCGTCGCCGCTGCCGCTTCATCCAGCACTGAGAGGTGAGGGTGCAGCTTCATGCGCAGAAGATCGGTAAATGCTGCGCCACCATCCGGCGCCGCACATCCAGCAGCGCAAACGCCTGGAGCGGTTCTTGATACGGGAAACCATGGCTCATCGCATACTCGTCCCACCCCTTCAGCGATCCATTCAAGATCGTGCGCGGATTCGGCAGCGAGTAGGTGTGGTAATGCCCCATTAAATTAAAATCCGCCTGCGAAGTGCGATCCAGCTTCGCCTCCCATTTATTGAGCGGAATCGTCAGCCCACCGATGCCATCATTGTATTTCACCTGGTGCCCGTGAAACATCCGCAGCCGCCAATCCTTCACCACTTCGATTTCATGGACATCCGCACGCGGCACCTCGATCACGACTTTGCCCGATGACCTAAAGCGATCCGCCAGCGTCCAGTAGATAAACGATTCCAGCGAGGTCTCGTAATCATTCTTGAACTGCATCTTCTTCGTTGTGCGGCCGTGATTCCCACGCATGCACACCACCCGCAGCCGTTTGATCGTCTTCTCCCCGGCCAATTCATCCAACGCCGAGGCCAACAAACGTTGCGCAAAATGCGCCTCTTCCACCGGCCCCATCGCATTCGTTTGCTCCAGCTCGGGATGAAGATAACCCGTGATGAAATCCCCACCTAGAAACAACACCATTTCAGCGACCGCATACGACTTCGCCAAATGCCGGTGAATGCGGATCGTCGAGGCCACACACGCCGCCGCACGCTTCTCCGCGATCTCCGGCGTGTAAGCATTCCGCCCACCGATGAGCCGCTTGTCCACCCGCTCCGCCACATGCCAGTCGCTCCACATCGCTAGAGATACCCCCTGATCCTGTGCCCCCCCACGCACATCACGCACAAACGGCGCACACACAAACGGAGCGCGCACCGCCGCCAGTTGGTCGAATCTTTTTTGCAATCCCTGCAACTCCCCCTGCATCACCGTCACCCGTCGCCGCGCCTCATCCCGCTCACCCCGCATCCCACGGAGCGACGCCTCGAATGCAAGCCGCTGCACTTCCTCCGCCGTCGCGATCTTCGTCCTGCGCAAGCTCATGACTTCACCCCCACATGCGCCGGATTTATAATCACCGCCCGCACCCGCATACCCTGCACACCCGCACGATACGCAATCGCCCCGACACGGTGCGCCGCATTTCGGACGCCTTCAGGGGTCACACCGAACTCCTGAGCCACATCACGAATCACAAAACACTGCCCCGCCTTCAGCTTTTTAGCCAATCGCAAGATCCGCTGATTCAGCGGCAACACGTCACCCGAACACGTAACCGGTTTCAAGGCCATAATACAGCCCTGCCGATGTCAATGCCTAACCACTAAAAAAGGGAGCGTGGACACTCCTGTCCGCATCATCAATCAATCTTGCTGCGACCGCTGCCAATGCTCCCATCGCTCCATAATCTTTCGCATCCGTTCAAGGTGCCGCATGATGCAATAAACAAAGTAAGGCATCAAAACTGCCAACACCGCCAGAGCGATCAACACAATCGCCCAAAACATCATAAAAACGCCGCCCCATGCTTGAAAATCCATCCCCCAAACAACACCACCTTTCATTAATCGCCAACCAAATAAATCACCCATTAGCATACCCCACTCAAGCATACCCCGTCACAATCCACACACCCTCAACACCCCACACCCACAGCCCTCCTACATGGGGTGCAAGAGGTCGTGAGTTCGAATCTCGCCAGCCCGACCATAGTTGCCCTCGGAAGGAGGGCTGTTGATGTTGCTATTTGTGCTATTTCTGCGTGAATTAGCATACTTTGAAAAGCATACCTGCCGGACTCTATCAGCAGAAAGGGAAGCAGACGTGGTGGCTGCGGTGGACACCTGTGACGGGTGGGAAGCAGGAACGGGTGTCTATGGGGACGCGGGATTTGAGCGAGGCGATGAAGGAGGCGGAGCGGGTGAGGAGACGGGAGGGGCCGCGATTACGTGAAGAGGCGCAGACGTGCACGGCGGAGATTGAGAGATACATTACAGCGAAACGAAAAGAGGGGCTGGCGGATTCTACATTAAAGTCGCGGCGGTATGTGCTGCGAGAGTTTGCGCGGGAGACGGGGGCGGCGATGCCGAGGCATATCGGTGCGGCGGCGGTGCGGCGATGGTTTGAGGAGAGGCTGAAGCGGCATGCGCACACGGCGGTGAGTTACTTGAACCAGGTGCGGTGGTGGTTCGGGTGGATGGTCGAGCAGGGGATTGTGTCGCGAGATCCGACGAGCGAGATCAAGGTGCCGAAGTTGAAGATGCGGCAGCGTAAGGTTTTCTTATTGCCAGCCGATGCGCGGCGGGTGCTCGATGAGTGTGCTGATGCGGGACTGAAGTTCGGGATCTTTTGCGCGTTGCACGCTGGGCTGCGCAAGCTGGAGATCATCGAGGCACGGCCTGAGTGGTTCGATTTGGATGAGGGGCTGATTCACATCCAGGCAACGGCGACGTTTCAGCCGAAGGACAGGGACAATCGCACGGTGCCGATGACGGCGGAGCTGCGGGAATGGTTGCGTGATGTCTATGGATTGCATCAGCCGTTTATGCTGGCACCGACGGTGAAGCATGGGAAATACCGCTATCGCTACGACTTCAGGAAAGCATTTGATGCACTGGTGAAACGGTGCGGACTGGCGGTGACGTTTCACGATCTCCGCCGGACGTTTGCGTCATTGTTGGTGTCGCGAGGTGTGTCTCTCTACAAGGTCGCTAAATGGCTCGGTGATGAACTAGTCACGGTGCAGACGCATTATGGGCACCTGATCCCACAGGATGACGAGATTAACGCGAGTTGGCGGGCGGCTCGATAAGATACTCGCATTCAAAGGCGAGTATCAAAGGCGGTTCAATCAAGGCTACATGCCGCCCACTAAGTCGTGGCGCCGTCCGCCGTAAGCATTCTTCACAGCCTTGTCTCCAGCCATTGACGGCATCACCGACGCCATTACAACGTGCCACATCATGAGGGATATTGGAATGGGTTGCTTTCAAATCGTGAACCGAATACGTGAGCGCACCTGATCAATGCTGCGTTTTCCTTCGCAAACCATGCCACCGGTGCGGGAACCGCGAGCGTTGGAATTCCCTTCAACGGTGGTGAAAATGCCGTGTGAATCGGGCGCGGATTGCGCGAGTCCAATGTGGCTAAATTTGAAGATGACGAGATCGCCGCGCTTGATATCCATTCCGGCAGGCTTGCGGGTGCTGGTGGTGGCGTCTTGAGCGAGCGACCACCGCTCGAAGTCCCACGCGCCAGCGGTTTGCGGACGAGCGAAGCCGGTGGTTTCCTTGATGCCCTCGGCGTGCATGGCTTCACGGATACACCAACACATGAAAGCGGCACACCAGGCACCCCAGTCTTTGGTAGAGAGCCACGTGGAACGTTGGTAATCATCGACACGCTTACCACGATTGCTCGTGCCATCTTCTTTCACACCGACCTCGGTGAGGGCGATTTGAACAAGACGCTCAGTGAAGGCACTCATGCGCGAAAGGTGGCGCAGGCGATAAACATGCTCAACGCGAAGACCGCAAAGAGGATGCCGAGGGCGAGGGCCATAGTTTTATTGGATGAAGCGGGCAGGAGTGCCCGCGTTCCCTTGTTCAATTACTTGATGCCTGCTTGCTCGCTGGTGACGCTGTTGTCGCGGGCAGCGAGGCCGATGAGGAGGGCACCGAGAGAGAGCATGGCATCACCGACCCATGACCAACTGGGTGGCACCATACCTTTGACGGGGAGGGCAGCGGCGGAGATGATGCCGCCGAGTGTGGTTTTCCAAGATTTCTTTTTCATGAGATGGCGCAGAGTGCGATTGCGAGTGAGATGGAAATAATTCGGCGGCTTCAAGGCTGCACGTTGACGGGGTTCTTCGCAGCGGTTTTGAGTCGAGCGGTGCCAGCGCGCACGGCGAGACGGGTGCCATAGACGATGCCCTCTTCGATCATTGGCTCGTTAGCGATGATGAAGGAGGTGAGAGCGGAGCAACTGGTGAGCATGCAGCATGCGAGGATCAACGCGGTCTTCATAAACTGGCAGCGGTGTCAATGCTCACGGCTTGGTGATGATCTTCTCAATCTTGGTCACGCTCTCGCGGATGTATTGCAGGTCGCGGTTTTGCAGGGCGGTGTCCTGACGGAGTGTGTTGATCAATTCAGACTGCCCGCGCAACTGGCCGCGCAGATCCCCACGGTCGGCAATACTGGAACGGTCAGCGTCTTGGAGGTTGGCGATTTTAGACTCCTGTAATGCCACCCACGCACCGACCGCAAAGGCGACGCTGAGAAGTCCGACGATGCCACCGATCAACCATTTGATGGTTTGGCGCATGCTTTCAATGGCGCTGGATTCGTCGTGACTCATAGCGTTATTTATCAAGGGCGGCTTCGGCTTCTTGGCGGGCTTTGATGGCGGCGGCCTCGGCGGCTTTAGCTGCTTCCAGCTTAAGTTCAGCGTCAGACTTTCCGGCCTGCTCTATCAAATCACGCAACAGTTGCGCACGCGGGCCGTCGCCGGTCTTGAGTTCGGCTTCGAGCAGACCTTTCAGCGTTGAGTCGATGCGGCCTTTAAGCGCACCGTGCTCGGCGATGGCTTCGGCTTTGTCAGCTTCGAGCTTTGCGGCGTATTTTTCCAGCGCGGACTGAATCAGTGGTGCGAGCTGTTTATTGTTGGCGATGGCATCGGCGGGTTTACCGTAATCAGTGCTATCAACGGTGACGCTGGTGGCGCTGGTGACAATGACGATGGGATCGGCGGCAAGGCAGAATGCACAAGGCAGGTGGCACAAGGAAAAAGACAGAAGAAGGATATGTTTCATAATTAATGCTGGATGATGGTGGCGCGGAAGGTGCCGGAGGCAGGATTGATGTTGCCGACGAGGTTGTTGTTGGAGAAGCGAACGGTGACGGTGTTGGCTGCGCTTACCCATGCACGAAAATCACACGCACCAGCAGGCTGTGACGCGTTGACGATACCCATGACAACGATGTCGCCATCTGACGCTCCTGTGACGGTGATGGTGAGGTCAGTGGTGGCCTGCGGGGCGGTGTCGCCGAAGTCGAGGGTGGCAGTGGCGGTGAGGACTTTGGTGATGGCAGCGCCACCGCTGCCGAGCGTGATGCCACCGCTAGCACTAACGGTTAAATGAGCGACGGGTGCACCCGTGGTGGCGCTGGTGGCGAGGATGACCGAACCACCTGCGACGCTACCCGTGCCACCGCTGAGAGTGAGACTGGCCCCGGTGCCGGTTGTCACATCGTGGGCTTTAATGCGTTGGTTGGTTGCCGTGGTGGCGTGGTCTGCGCCCAGTTGTAGCGTCGCTGCCGCGTCGCGGCCAAGAATCAAATCATTGGTGCCATAATAGGTCGTGTCTGCCGACCAGCCGATCCAGAAACCATTGCGCAGGCGGATTCCAGAGTAGGTATCCTGCATTGAGAGGCTGCTGCCCGTCGTGGTAAAGCCGTCATTCGCAAACCAACGACCCCCTTGTTCATAGGAGCGGAGCGTGCCGCCGACGCTGTCATAGACCGCCCAGTTGATGGCGTTGTAAGTGTAAACGCTCATGGCACCCGTGGAGCCGATGATTTTGCAGGTGGTGACTCCTGCCACCTTGCCGTCAAAGAAATTGCCACTAAACCCCGTTGCTTCATTCGCTCCGAACACCGTGCCAGCGTTCGCCCCAGCGCTCCATGTCGTGGCTGCTGTTGCACCCGTGGGTTGGTGGAATATGTGAGGGAATGTCGTCGTCGCCGATCCACCGACATTGAGTGCACCCGTTAAATAAAGCGGTGGTGTGGAGTTAGCACCTGCGACGGAGATCGTCTGCGCAGCGGAAAAGGTATTCGCGGTGCCCACATAGGCGGGATCATCATCGCTGACGATGGTGTTGAGTTGTGCCTTCGTGAGGCTGATGCCAGTCGGTGCGCCTGTGGCATTGGTGAGCACGATGGCGCTCGGGGTGCCGAGGGCTGGCGTGGTGAGTGTGGGGCTGCTGAACGTGCCGCCGGTGATCGTCTTGCCGGTGAAGGTGAGCGCGGATGGCAGCGAGAGCGTGGGAGTGGTGGTGCCGGTGACGGCGATCTCGTTGGTGGTGCCAGTGATGCTGGTGACGCCGCCACTGGAAATGGTCTGCCAAGTGTTGTCTCCGCGAAGATAGGTGGTGCTGTTCGCGGTGCCGCTGCCGAGGCGGGCGGTGGGCACGGTGCCGCTGGTGAGGTTGCTGGCGTTGAGTGGATCGGTGGCGAGCTTACTGTTGGCGATGCTGCCTGCGAGCATGGTGCTCGTCACTGTGCCGGTGTCGCCGGTGGTGATGAGGGTGCCGGTGGTATCTGGCAGCGTCCAGGTGCGGTTCGTGGTAAGCGTCGCAGTGGCGAGCGTGCCGGTGATACCGTTGGACGGCACGAAGTAGAAAGCGGTCGGTGCGGCTTGTGTATAAGGCGCGGCGGAGCCTTCAGACATCGCGTTGATGGCAGTCGCATGAATGGTTCCTGCGGTGGAGAATTCAACGATCTTGCCAGCATTGGCAGCGAGTGCACCGGATGTCACTGGACGTGCGGCGGGCACGCTGCTCGTTAAGCCAAGGACATCACCATTAGATAAGGTGATGCCGTAGGCGGTGAAGCCGGTGCTGGTGCGTTTGCGGAGTTCGTATTGTTCGATAGTTTGCGCGGACGCTGAGGACGCCAGAAACAAGAACAGGAGAGAACGGAGGAAACGGAGACTCATGTGGAGGGAGGTTCGCCGGTGTTGAGGCCGAGGTGATAGACGGTGCCGCTGCTATTCACGAGGCGGAGATAACCGAGCGAGGTGATCGATGCGGCGAAGGCGATAAAGTCAGGGGCGGAGTCAGCGGTGCGCAGCCATGAGTTGGTAATAACCACCGGGATCTGCACACGCTCGATGGTCGTGGCAATCGTCCACTCGATGTCGAGGACGGCTTCGCAGGTTTCAGCGTCACCGATGAGGGTGCGTAGAGCGGCGGAATCCACACTTGTCCACTCGAATTCGTAGTAGGTGGCACCCGTCGCCGTGGCGGCACTCAGCAGGGCGAGCACGGAGCCGGAGGGTGTCAGTTTGTCTTTAAGCGCGACGCGAAACGTGGCACCGGAGAGCAGTGCGGGAGATGCACCGGTGGCGAAGAAATACGTCGTTAGCTTCAGGTGCGTTTGCAGCACCACGGGGATACTTGGCGGAACGGTGCCAGCCAGTGTGCTCGTGGCTTTCTTGGTGCTGGTGTTGACGTAGATCGTGGCTTCCACGAACGAGCGACAGTGTCAAAAGCGGCGGATAATCCTAGCACTTGTATAGGTGCGATCCATTGGCGGGGGGTCAATGACCTGCGCCGTGTTTGAGTTTCCCATCTCGTATTCAGTCTCGGCGGCGAGGTCATCCGTGATGATCAGTTTAATAGGCATTTTTGCACCCCTTAGTTCAATAGTGCATGGCGAGGCAAATTCATCCATTGGCACAAAATCAATCCAAGTCGCCCCATTTGTGGCATAGGTTTCACCCATGATGACTTGTGTGTCATCGCTGTATTCCCATGTGCTGCCATCAAAGACCTGACGGACATACATAGACTGATGCAGTGTGTTGGCCTGCCTGGGGCTAGAATCGCTGGCATCACGGGTGCGGTAAAGATTCGCTGCGTTGGGAGTTGGAACGGTCATTGGTCCCAGACGCGGAAGACCGTCTCGCCGGTGTTACGGTTACCTAGCTCAGCCTGGAAGCTGAAGTATTTGTAACGGGCACCCAGCACCCCAGCCTGCCATGTGCAGAGCAGAATATAGCCTGTGGTGTTCGTGTTGGTCTGCAAAGAACCAAACGCCTGCACGGTGGCGGAATCAATGGTGCCGCCGGTGACGTAGCCGTCCACAACCGTTGGCGTGAGTTCGCATACCAGATGAATATACTGAGATGCCGTGGCGCTGACGACGATGTTTGTCACCGTAGGCATGCGCGTGGTGACGCCATCCGTGATGCTGCCGGGGGTCAGATTGATGAGTTCATCATTTACCTTGGTGGGATACCACGCCCCACGAAAACTTGAGGATGCACCACCACCGGGAGCAGCGTCTAAATAAAAACCGTCCGCTGTCTCATGCACCTTGACCGTGGGCGAATTGCGCGGCGTGCGTTTCTTCAGCGCACGGCTGATGGCGGCGATGTGCTCGGCTTTGATCGTGTCACCGACACGTGGCATGGGCAGCGTGTCGATCATCGTCCGTAAAGTGTTTTGTTCCATTCCTCACCTCGAATGGATGACTTATAGGTCGCCGTGAGGGATTCGGCGAAGTCTTCGTAACCGGTGCCAGAGAATCCAGCCAGAATCCAGTTGCCGCTAATGTTAGGGCATGGGCCAGGAGGTTCAATGATGAAGCCTGGAAGCAGGACATTTGACCATGTTGTATTGAATGTGGTTTTACGCCAAATTAAGGCTGGAGCTTCATATGAGACCGTGCCACCCTTGATCAACGCTGACATTTCTAGCGTCTTCGGGTCTAAAGACAGTGATTGGCTAAGATCAGCCCCATTAGCATCAAGCACACCCTCCTGAATCATCCTGCCGAGAATGTTTCGATCAGCAGCAGTGATACTACTAAACCGGTAATGGCGCAGGAGGCTCACCGCTTCCGTAGTAACATCAAGATCATAGCGTGAAGCCGGTTGCGATGAAAAATTGAAGGCTGGAAGCGGGGGCGTGTTGTCACCAATGTTTGTTTCTCCGGTGGTTGCGTTGGTGCCGACGTAGTTGTAATTGACCGTCGCAACGGCACCTTCGGTATCGACAATTGTATAAGACTCCAGGGTGGTCGTGTGTCCCATGATTTGAAGAACCGTGCCGATGGGCGGATGCCGCGTGGGATCGAGCGCGACCGCCGTGGCCATGGACTTCGGCAGCGTGTAAGTGACGCCGGTGCGGGTGATCTGCACTTCCGCACCAGGTATGATCGTTTCAATGACGCCGAGCTTCGTGGAGGCCATCAGTTATAAATGGGAGTAGATTTGAATTTGCTGACGATTTTCTCGATGCTGCCGAGGTATTTGTTGGAGTCACCGAGGGCATCAGCCTGCCGTTTGAGCAGGTTCGTTTGCTTCGTCATCTCGGCGATCTGCTTGGAGGCATTTTGCACGAGGGGGTTCACACTGCGACCGCGACCGGTGGAGATGTCGGCATCCCCACGGAGCGGGGAGAAGGCAGCGCGCGCGAGGGAGGTGGTGTTCGAGGCTGACTTGCTGGCTTCGTCGTTGAGCTTGGCAGCGAGCGCGGATTTGAAGGGAGCGGTATTGGAGCCGAGGAAGGATGAGACGCCACCGGCGGCACGCTCAAACATGCTCTGAGATTGCGGTTTCAGTTTCCCAGATTCTGAGATCGCAGTGGCATTGGCGGTTAATTGATCACGTGCAAAACGCGGGATTGGTAGGGCATTGATCTTAGCGATTTCACGGGCCAGTTTGAGTTCACGCTCCTTCTCGTTAGCTAATTCCTTCTCGCCAGACGCCCGCAGCTTTGCAATGGATGCATCTTGATCAGAAAGTGAAAGAATTTGGTTTAACAATTCAACTCGTTTCGTGCCAAGAGCATTCAACTGTTCACCGGCTAAGCTCATTCGTTCTTCAACAGATGGGCCACCAAAGACATCCGCGATATTGGCACCAAATGAAAAAGCACCATTCAGATTGCCGAGTTCAGATGTCCAACCCTGGACGCGTTCGTCCAATTTACTCATGCCAGCCAACATTTCAGGGATGGTTCCGGCACTGATCTGTTTCAACTCTGCATCAAACGCATCAGCAGAAATCTTGGCATCATCAAAAGCCTTCCGGGCATTTTCGCCCATGGTGTAAAATGCTCCCCCTATCGCAATCACACCGCCTGCAATCGCACCGCCCGCACCAAAAGAAGAGAGTAATTGTGATCCTTGCTGTGCAAAAACAATGCTGGCCTTCGTGCCGGATTGAAGCTGGACGGCAATGTCCTGAAACTGCATGGCGGCACCGCCGAGATTCCGTGTGAAGGAATTGCCCGCTTTGCTTACCTGCGCCCCGGCGCGGTTCATTTTCTCAGGCAGCGATGCCACCGCCGCGTCAAAGCCAGCGGTGGACGCGTCGATTTCTACGACTGCTTTAGCCATGATGGGGTGGGTTTGTCAAAGGTGGGAGAGAAGGCAAGAGGCAGGAGGCACAAGGCAAAAGAGGGAAGGCAGAAGGCAGCAGGCAGGAGGCAGGAGGCAAGAGTCTGAGTTTTTGCCTGTTGCCTAATGCCTTTTGCCTTTCCCTCCCTCACAGCTCCCACTCATCAAGATCGCTACGGAAGGCGGAGAGGTGGGCATCGAGGGTGGCTTGTGTGACGGGGGTGCGTCCGGTGAGTTTGTAGGTGCGCACGCCTTGCTTGCGTAGCTCGGCATGCAGGAATCGCAGCAGCAGTTTCAAGGGCCACTGCCAGCCGACGACGTAGGGATCGTGCCCGTGGCTCACACCGAGCCAGATGAGGGTGGTGTTGAAGTCGGGTTCGTCGGAGTCGTCATTGCCAAAGGGCGGCCCTCCGTTTCAGTCTCGACAAAACTGTCGTTGACAGCGCGAAGCTCGGCGGTCATCACTTTGAATAAAGCAGGGAGTTCCTGCGGTGGCAGGGCGTAGCCATGGTCTGTGCAGGCGGCTTTGAATTGCGTCTCGTCCATGCGTTCCAGAGCGTCGATGCTGGTGGTGTGGACAAAGTGCCAGAGCACGGCAGCACGGAGACGATCGGCACCGGTGGCGATGTCGCGGGCGATGCCTGGGCAGTCGTGATGCAGTAGGAGCGCGTAGGAATTGGCGGAGAGGGAGCGCATGGGATGGGAGTTTGCGGTGGTTGGCAGTTGTTGGCTATGGTTGTCAGATTTGGAAGTCGTGGTTCGGTGCGGGAGTGGATTGGCGGAAGGTTTCGGCGAATTCGAGGAGCTTTAGACCCCACTGGCGGCATTGATGCCCGCCGAGGTGGATGGTGCGGCGGTCATGGCGGGACAATGGGAGAGTTAGGTCGATGTGGGAGTTGCCGTGGTAATGCGCGGCGGTGAATTGGTGATCGTGGAGATCATAATCGGTGATGATGGTGAAGCATTCATCGCGGCGGGTGTGCATGCTGAAGGCAAAAGGCAGGAGGCAAAAGCGACTTTAGCGTTTGAGCGTCTTGAGAATGTGCTCGGTGGCTTTTTTGGAATCGTGCGGGCCGATGAGGCCGAGCTTGCCGCCACGGCCACGGATGACTTGCATAGGCATGTTTTGCTTGATGTGGTCGATGCAACTCACCATGTTCATGAACGCGCACTTGACGTAGGCGAGGGGGTGCTCGGGATTGGCCTCGTGCCACTGCGGATCGTTCCATGCGGCGATCATCTCGTTGGTCTTGTATTTGCCGCAGATGCTTTCGCGTTCGAGATACCACGTTTGTTTAGGGGTGCCGTCGCGGGTTTCGCCGATGTAGATTTGGGGGCCTTCGGCGGGCTGAATGCCGAGGGTGACCAGGGCAGCAAAAAGCCGCGTGTCGTTCAGGGAGTGAGGACGGGCGGCGTGGGTGAGGTTTTCTTGGGACATATCTTCGGATTAAAAGTTGCCGCCGTGGGTGCGGGTGCCGGGAGAGAGATCGGCACCCGCACAGGGCGGGGAGAAAGCTGCGGATTAGGCAGCGAAGTCAAAGAACGGCGAGGCCCAGAACGTGAGCGAGAACGTTTGTTCCGCTTCGTTGCTGGAGGTCTGCGTGGCACCGGTCAGAATGATGTCACCAAAACCGGCACCGGCGGAGGAACGATAGAAATCGGTAGTGGTCTGCGAGAGCGTGAACGCAGCGGCCATGCGTGTCGAGAAGGCCGAAGTCGAAGGCACGAGGGCTTCGAGGGTGATCTCGCGCTGGTCGCCGTAAAGAACGATGCCGCCTTTTTCACCGGCTTCGTTGACGATGACTTTCTTTTCCGTGGAATACGCATCCGTGACGGTGCGGAGGATCATGCCGCTTTGAACGGTGACGCCGAAGACGGGTTTGCTAGTGCCGAGGATTGTCGCTGCCATAATAGTGTGGTGGGGGTGTCAAAGAGACTGGAGTTTTGAACAGGAGATAACGGAGGGAACGGAGACCGGATTTTTCACAGACTGACTCACATAACCGGAGGTTAAGCACCGGCGGCGATGAGGGTGAAGCGCATTTCGGTGGCGCGGGTGCCGTCGTCGGCGGATTCAGTGAGCTGGGCGGACTGCCACTGGTAGAGGAGGATGGAGAGGTCGTCATTGGCATCGAGCGCGGACTGCACGACGGCAATGTCGTGCAGCCATGAAAGGATGGTGCCAACGGTGGTTTTGTGCTGTTCGGCGGTTTGGTTGCCGTCCTGCGTGATGTAATGAATGGACATGTCGCAATCCATCCAGCCAGGGAGCGCGAGCATGCGCGGTGTGGTGCCGGCGCATTCGACCACGAGGCGGGGTGTGGCGAGATTGGCGGCGGATTGATGCGCTGAGATGACCTGCAAACCGGTGAGCCCCATGCTGGTGAGGATGCTGGATAGGTAAGCGATGAAGGCGGCTTCGAGCTTGTGAGGGAGAGGGGTGTAGTCGGGCATAAAGAAGGAGACAGTAGGCAGAAGCTAGGAGGTGACGCCGCGCTGTTTCAGCTTGGCGATGATTTGATGCTTGATGCTATTTGCGATACGGGCGGAGCGTTTGCGGGAATCGAGCGCGAACTCGACGCGGCGGTTCATGTCGGCTTCGGTGGCATAGCCGACGGTGTTTTCCGTGCGCATGTGCCAGTGATCATCTTTGATGGTGACTTGCACTGAGCCGGTGGCGTGGCGTTTCATGATGGCAGGCATGCGCACCTTGAACTCTTTTGCGGCAGCGGCCCAGCCTCCGGCGAGGATGCCGGATTTGGTGTAAACGTATTCGCAATACTCCTTGAAGGAGGATTCACGCACGGTCAGTAAATCGGTGAATTTCCATTTGCCGATGGTGTTTTCCTCACCCCATCCCACGTATTTCACGTTTTGAACGCGACCATTTTTGAGACGGTGTTTCTGATGGTGGTCAAAAAAGCCACCTTGATTTAAGTCAGGCTTAAATAAGACACGATCAACCCCATAAACCTGACCGCCTTTTTTCCGGTAAAGAACCACTCGATCTTCATGCGCCCACCGACCCAATTCAATCGCGTGGGCAATGAGTGAATCAGGAACCACGTTGAAGATTCGTGTCAGATCCCGATAAATAACGATTTTATGATGCTTCACGGCGGCGCTACCAGCATCTCCGGCAGCAAGCGGATACTTGCCACTTCCAGGTGGAGTGATGGCGATGACATCACGCACGAAGCCCTTCACGTCGTTGCGCAGGGTGGTGTCGAGGATTTGTTTTTTCTCGACGGCGGAGAAGCGGGCAAACTCGGCTTTCAACTGCGCCGCATTGATTTTGATGCGAGGCGAGATGATGGTGGCCATGGCTTATCCTTTGATATCCAGCGCGAGCGCGAGATGCGCGATGGCGGGGATGACAGCGGTGACGGTGGCTGCATCGGTGCAGGCGATGCTGATGCGGATGTCGAGCATGTCACCGGGCGAAAGACCGGCGGAGGTGAGATCGAAGTTTTTCGCCGCGAAGGAGGTGCTGTTGATCGTCGTGGCTGAGGTGGTGACGAGATCGGAGCCGCTGGCGAGAGTGGTTTTGGCGCAGAGATAGACTTCAAAGTCCACGGTACAGCTCGTGTCGGCAACAGTGGTGACCATGCCAGCCGTGGCGACGATGCGCACGGATTCACCATCGACGTATTCGGGCGGGAGCGTAAACAGAAAACGCGTGCGGCGAGTGGTGGCACCGGCGGCTTTGAGATCGCCAGCGGAAATGTAGGGGTTGTTCGTGCCCCATGTGCCGCCGGTGGAGAGGCCGAGGTCGTCGCTGGCGGCGGTGCTGATGCCAGTTTGAAACGCATCCCAGATGCGGAGATTGGAGAACGGGATGCCGTAGATGGCGAAGTTGTCTTGGATCAGTTCAGAGCGCGGGCGGGAATTGAGGGAGCCGTCCACCTGAAGGTTGCCGGAGATGCTGACGGATTCTGCGAAACGTGTGGCCATATGGGGAAGAAGCCTTTGTCAAAGACAGTCCAGAATTTTGAACAGGAGATAGCGGAGTAAACGGAGATTGATTTAAGAGACGGACTCGGCGGCGGAGAGTTGCCAGCGGGTTTTGTGGGGATCGTGCTCGACACCGTCGTCGGTGAGTCGGTAGGATTTGCCGAGGTGGGTGACGTCGAGACGCTTATTGGTGCCACGGTTGGCATCGACCAGCGTGGATTCTGCGATTCGCGAATAGGCGATGAAGATGGTAAGCATGCGGCCTTGTTTGAAGCCGCCTTTGGCGTCTTTGACCATGCCACGCTCAGCCAAAACGGCGACGTTGTTGTAGGTGGTGCCGTCGATGACGACGGTGCCGGGATACTGCGCCGTGAGCGAGTCCAGCGTGCGCAGCTCGGCGGCTTTGATGGCATTGACGAGGCTCATCGGTGCGTGGAGTGTTGAGCTTCCCACTCGGCGCGTTCGATGTCGCCATATTCAGGCGGGCAAGTCTCAGTGGCAGGTGCTGACATGCCAGAGCGGCACAGTCAAAACAAAGGGGCCGCGCCCCCAACCAAAAGAGCGCGGCCCGTGCCTATGAACACACGATGAAACGAACGACTGACGTGTGCGCGGGAATGTCAAAGAGACTGGAGATGATGGCCCACGGAATGCACGGAATTTACGGAACCGGAATTTTTCAGGATTAACCGGAGATTTATGAACCTGGAGCGGTTTTGCCGGTGGCTAAGGTTTGCGCGGAGTTGAAGCGGTAGGTGTGCAGTATTGCGGGAATGTGGTGCTCGGTTTTGGCGAAGGGGCGGATCTGGCGGAGCCATGCGAGGTCTTCACCGTCCATGATGTCGGGGAAGAGGCCGCGCTGGGCAATGGTGCGTTTCCATGCGCAGACTTGCCAGGCATTGCGCTGGGTGATGCGCCCCGGTTTCCAGACTTCGTCAGTGGCTCCGAGATGCATGACGACCTTGCCTTGCTGGTCGTTGACGTGGACTTGCTGCTCGAAGGTGATGACATCGGCACCGGATTCGATGCCAGCCAAAAGGGCGGGGACGTAGTCTTGCGCAATCCAGTCGTCGTCGTCCACATAGGCGATGTAGTCACCGAGCGCGGCATCGAGCAGGGCTTGCCGTTTGAGGCCGACAGAGCGCGTGCGGTTATCGAGCAGCACAAGATGCTCCACGGTGCCGGATGGGCATTGGTCGATCTGCGATTTGAGTTCATCGCGAAGCGTGCGCACTTTGTCGGCACGTTCCCAGCAGGCGGGGGTGAGGATGGAGAGAAGGGGGCGGCTCATGGTGTCATTTGATCGGGATCGAGTCCGGTGAGTTCGGTGAAGATGGCTTTGCCTTCGGCCATGCGTTCGGCGGAGTTGTGCTTCGCGTAGGTTTCGTCCCATCCTTCGCCGCCTTTGAAATAGGGATGGTCGTGCTCAATGACGATGTGACGCGCATCAATGACGATGCCGTCATTGTAGGCCATGACGGAATGATAGTTGTCGCTGTAAACAGACTTGAAGCGCGGGTGGAGGAAATGATTTTGCTGCTTGTAGCGCGCGCGCGTGATGATGCAGAGACAGAGCAAATCGTCGGTGCGGTGGCCATCGCTGACATGCAGCGCGGCTGGCTGGCCGATCTTGCCTGCGAAGGCTTCGAGGATGAGCGTGTCCCAATGCATCGGCGGGATGAAATCATCGTTGAGCTGGACAAGTATCTGACCGGCGCTGGCTTGTGCAGCGGCATTCCATGCACCGACACTGGCACCGCTGCCATCCATCGGCACGACATGCCGATAAAGACTCAACGCATTGCTGGCTTCGTCATCGGGGTCGAAGGCGAAGATGTGCTCGATGGCATCAGGGTTGTCTGCACGATTGAACCACATGAGCCGGGACTTGGCGGCGAGTTGAGGACGGCCGCGCGTGGCATGCAGCAGGCTGATCTTGGCACCGTGGGCTTTGAAGTGGTTCAATTCCAGCGCATCGGCTTTGTGGTGCTGATTATTAGCGCGATGTGCCATGGCGTGCAGATTCACACCGCACCAACCGTAGTATTTAGCACGGGCATTCCAGAGATAGCCAACGGGCGGAGGCAGTGACATCATGGCCGTCGTCCATGCGAGCATGGCCTCGGGACGGTTCAAGCCGATCTCTGCCAGGGCGAGTTCGCCATAGGCTTCGCGGCGTTCAGGGCAGACTCCAACGGCTTGCAGGAGCATTTGCGCACGGTTCGCCGGTGAGTCGTTGAGCTGCGAGAGGGCGATGAGCAGTTCATAGTGCTCTGGCGCACCGAGATCGGGCGGCGGTGAACGCAGGAGACCGGTGGCGATCTGGATGGCTTCACCGATGCGACCCAGAGCGCGGAGCGACTGAAACAAATGGAAGGTGTGACCCGTGGTGCGCACTTCGGCAGGGATGCTTTCGAGAATGCGAGCATTGCGCTCGTCATTGGCCACGCGACCACGTTTGAGATCGGGCATGTGCTCGATGACGGCAGGGACACGCATGATGTGCGTCTTTTCCTCATCGGAAAAATCGAGCGTCTCGTGGATGGGATATATCCAGCGGGCATGACCTTTGCGCACGATGCGCTCGCGATACACACACAAGCCATCCTCGGGCACGTTGTAAAGCGCGGCGATGGCCACGGTGTCGCGATGCGCGGTGGCGAGAGCCTGCTTGAGTTGCTTGATGCTGTGCGGTGAGATGGTGTCGTCAGTATCTGCCCACATAACCCACGCATGCGAGGCGAGGGAGAAGGCGAGATTACGGGCAGCAGCGAAGTCATCCACATGAGGCCAATCATGCGCGGGATCGTTTTGATACACGGCGACATGGCAGCCATGCGCACGGGCGATGTCGAGTGTGCTATCGCTGGCTTGATTTCCGATGGCCTGGACGACAACGATCTCGTCCACGAGTGGTTTGAAGGATTCAAGGAAACGCGGCAGGTAGTGCGCGACGTTGCCAGCGATGATGCAGAGGGAAATTTGGCTCATGTGTTTAGAAATTGAGAAAGAGCGTGCATTTTCTTCATCACGGACTCAGTGCTTTCAGCGGCTTGTAAAATGCCGTTCATTTTTGATTCGAGCGATGTGAGACGATCACTCACATTCCAAAGCGCGGCATTGATGCAACGCTGCGTTTCTTCAAGGGACAGAGGGTTGCGACCAGGAAGGAATTGACCGATGGCTGCCAACTGAGTTTCTAATTCATTTCTTTGTCGAATTGTTGCCCTGAGTTCTTTGGTTAGCTTTCTTTCTTTGGTTGTTCTTTTAGTCATGGTCATAAAAAAAACCCGCGCCGGTGGTGCTCCGAACGCGGGCGGGATTGCTCCCAAGATGGAGCGACGCAGAGAGCACCATTCTCTGCGCCGCTGTGATGAGGGGTGCGATTACGGCACCGTGGCGAGTTTGAGGCCGGGGGTGAGACCGGCCGCGTAGCCGAAGAGACACTCGACAGACGCGTGGGTTTTACCTGTGGTGCCGTCGTAGTAGCGGCGGTAGCCCATGCTGATGCCGCTGGCGGGATCAGTGAGCATTTCGAGGCCCTGATAGACACCATCAGGCACAGCAGCAGACACGTTGCGCATAGCGACGGCGATGGCGTCGGAATGGCAGGCGAAGCTGTTGAGGCTGATGCTATTGAGCGGGATGACGTTGGACTCGTAAACGCTCATGCCGAGCAGTTTCGGAATCTTGCCATCCTGAATCGCAGCGGCGGAGCCGTAGGCGTAAGCCTGATTGATGGTGGAGTCACCGAGGAGCGCATCATACGCATCCACAGAGAGGATGAGGCTGATGTTGTCCATGTTGACGTTGTCGGCAGCGAGAGCTTTACGCATGGCGCGGGCCTGTGTCTTGCTCCAGTTGGCAGCGGCAGTCGTCACCGTGGCGGACGTGAAGTTCGTCGTGGTGATGATGCTCCAGATGTCCTGAAGGACGATTTTGGCGAGTGCCTTGCCCTGCTGGGCTGCGAAGTTTTCGATCTTCGCGGCGGAGCTGTTGAGCTGCTGCACATCGGTCAGGTCGATGGTCTGAATGCGGTGTTGATTCAGATTGACGGTGATGGTGTTCACCGTTCCACCCGTGCCGATGTAGGACTGGTTGAAGGTGGTGGCAGTCACAGCGTCGATGCGGGGAACGTAGATAACGTTACCGCGTTGAGCAGTGGCACCGGAGAAATCGCGAGAGAACGCGTTTAGCGGTGTGAGATTCGCAACGAAGGCGTTGAGCACTTCCTGAGCGTAGATGGCATCATTGAAATTGAGAGTCATGAGAGTGAGAGAGAAGAAGGATTAAGCGGCCTTGAGTTTGGCCTTGTTTTTGAGATAGAAGTCACGCTTGGCAGCGGGATCGGTGATGGCGTTGAACTGCGCGACGATGTCGGCACCGGCGTCATCGGACGGTGACGGGAGCGCGGCAACGGCTTCAGGCTTGAGGCCATGAGCGGCGGCGATCTCGGCGGCAGCTTGGCCGGTGGTCTTGGCAGCGGCTTCGAGCTGCGTCACCTGCGCGACGAGAGCATCGAACTGCGCGGCCTTGGCCTCGGCGGCGGTGAGCTTGGCATTCAGGGCTGCGACTTCACCATCGCGTGAAGCGAGGGCGGCGCGAGCGGATGCTAGCTCGGTCTTCAGCGTAGCATCGCCACTGACAGCGGCGAGGATGCGCTCGAAGAATCCTTTGGCTTCAGGAGCCGGAGGCTCAACGGATGCGGCGGGAATGATTTCGGTCGGCGGGTCTTCGACAACCGGAGCGGCAGGCTCGACGGGTGCGGGATCGGCGACGGGCGTAGAGATCGGCTCGATCTCTTGGGCGGGAGTGATGGCGGCGGAGGGCATGTTGATGAACTTGCGGGTGTCAAAGGCAGCGGCGGCAAGCGCGACGGCGTCGCTGTTGTTGTCCACAAAGCCGCGAGCGAGGGCGTCGGCACCGTCCATCCATGTTTCCGCATCCATGAGCGCGATGATCTCGTCACGCGGCATGCCAGTGCGTGATTCGTAGGCGTTAACGATACCATCGCGGAGCTTGTCGAGCAGCGCGGCGAGATCGCGCATGTCAGCAGCTTCACCGATGGCAACACCCATCGGATTATGAATCATCAGGTAAGCATTGCGCGGCATGGTGATCGTGCTGCCAGCCATAGCGATAACGGAGGCCATCGACGCGGCGAGACCTTCGATCTTCACATTCACCGGCGCGGTGCGCGCCTTCAGCGCATTGTAAATGGCCCAGCCGTCGAACACTTCACCACCAGGGGAATGAATGGAGAGATTGAGTGGGAGATTCTGCGGCTGTGACTTCAGCGTGGTGAGGAAATCCTTGGCAGAGATGCCCCACGCACCGATCTCGTCGTGAATGGAGACTTCAATGGCGGCGGCGGTGTTGGTGATGGAAAACCAAGTTTTGCGGGACATGCGAGAGTGCACATGTCAATCGAGAATCAAAGATCGAATCGGTAATGATTTGCTGAGTGCTTGAATTTCATAGCACCAAAGAACTTGTCGGCAAAATACTCCTGAACAATACTCCAATAGCTACCTGCTTTTTTTTCATTAACAATCACATTAATATAATCGAACCCATTTATCCCGTTAAACCAAGAACCCCATAGTAGAACTGCGGCATCAATCGTGCTTTCACTCCCCCCGCTTAATATAGTGCTGCCTTCTAATGAATTGATTGCTTCATTAAACCACCACTCTTTGTAATTAGGATTAGGCTCTGTTGGCTTATACTCAACCAATACTGCCGAGGTTGAACCGTTTCTAATTGGAAACTCACACAAAAAATCAGGTTTCCATTGCAAATCGGGGTCATTATGAATGGGTTCATAGCACCATTTTATACCCGCTAATTCAAGCATCACCGCAAACCTCGCTTCACTTTTAGAACGGAATGTAACGTCTTTGTATTTAGTTGGCTTGGCAGCGATTACCTGTTGATTTATCATCGGCGGAATTATTTGAATTTATTCTGGCAGCGGCTCGGTGCTCGGTGGAGCGACGGCGGCGTTGTTGCGGGTCGTGTTCCACTCGGGCATGAGGTCGGAGAGTCCGCCGCTCAAACCTTTTTCCGCAGCGACGCGGGAGGCGTGGGCGATGATTTCGCCTTGAAGTTCGATTTGATCTTCCCAATCGCGGCCTGCTTCGGCATAGAGATCTGCGTGGGTGATGGCACCGACTTTGAGGGCGTTGATTTTGCCGGAGAGTTCGCGGCCGCGATCAATGGTGAGATCAGCGCAGGGAATGGCGATGTGATTCCACCATTCGTCGTCATCAGGGAAGGGCAGGGCACCGCGTGCCATATCGGTGCCCATGACCCAGAAGTAATGGGACTGAACGGTGGCGAGAAGATTGATCAGCTCGATCTCGATCCAGCGTTGCAGCATAGCCATGTGAAAGCGCACCTCGGGGCCACCGGCACCGAGCATGCTGAAGACAACGGTGGGCGAGAGACCGAGTCCGAGAGCGATCTTGGAAAGGAGCGTCTTGTTGAACTCGCGCTCATTCGGGCCGGGATTGTCCGCCTGGATGACGCCGTAGTCTTCGCCTTCATCGAGTGAGGCGATGCCGGTGCGTTCGGTGACGGACTCAACGGAGACGAGCGTTTGCTGCGAGGTTTGCGTGCCATCGGCGGCGGTAGCGGTGACCGTAGGGCCTGCCGTGGTGACGGGTGCGGTGTAAACGCCGAGGCCATTCGGGCCACCGAACTTGGCGGACTGACGCTTTTTATAGAGACCGATGAACTGACGGCGTTTGATGCCGAGTTTGCTGTCGAGGTCGATTTCGGCGATGTCATGTAGATCGTTCACCGCATGCGTGAAGCGCGGCATCGGCCGGAGTTCGCAGGGGTCTTGGAAATCGCCGTAGTATAGCGCATCGCTGGCTTTGATGACGGTGCTTTTGGTATCGTCTTTGGCATCGACGAGATTGTATCCGGTGTGCGTAAAAAGATTGTCGTGATAGACACCATCGCGGAGGTTGTCGGCTTTTTTGTTGCCATCATCGACCTGATGCGAGCCATACAAGAGGATCTGACCGGCACCACTGGCGGCGTAGGTCAGGACGGTGAGGATGTCGCCATCGCGAATGCTGCCACGCGAGAGCGCGAGCTGCCAGCGTGGGTGATTGAACTTGCCGGTGCGATCAAACACGGCGGGATTCTTGATGCGGTTCTTCCAATGCTTCTCGGCGAGTTTGTTCCACGCCTTGTCTTTGGTAGCAGGCTGAATGGTGTAATAACCGATCAAGTTCGCGAGGCCATGCACGAGGAATTTGGCGTAGCCGTCATTGACAGCGAGCCAGCGGCATTTGCGCAGGACAGTCTTGCGCGCGGAGCCGGTGAGCACTTTGCTGGGATCGAGCGGGGCGTAGTCCATCGTGCCGCGATTCGGCGTAAACCGTGCGGCTTCGACGCCGGAGTAGTTCAGGAAATCGCGCACGCCTTGAGCCGGACGAGCGGCAGGAAAGGAGGGCAGCGCAGCTTGAGCCGCGGCGATTTTGGCGCGATGACGTGAACGGTGC